TAACAGTCCAAGGTTGACCATTATCTATAATTGTTTTAATCATTTCAATTTCCTCATAATTTAATTTATGAATCTATTATATCATGATTTATGTAAATGTAAACATTTATTTTGGAAATTCACCATTTACTAGAAAGAAACAATCATCTTCGCATGGTTGCTGATTCTATTGCTTGTTCTTTACTAATTATAGGTTGCAGACAACTCTTATGCATAATGGCGACTCCGACAATCAAAGTACCAGTATATTTAGGAGCTTCCTTACGAGTACCACCTGTAGCTTTGGTAATTATAGATTCATAGTTATCATTGCTGGATCTATGAGTATAAGTAGGTGTATATTCTTTGAACTTAGTAGGTTTGGAATTATCTACTCCCCATTTCTTATAAAGAGCTTCTTGAAATCGTTCAGCTTCAAGTGCTTTTCTTTTATGTTCGGCTGATTTATACTTTGGCTTCTTTTTCACGTAGTGTCCTCACATATTCTAATTGAGTGTTCAAATATTCTTCATAATCATCTAATAATTTAACTGACTTGATTTTACTATACATCTTTTGAAAGTCACCCTGGCCATCTCCGTGATAAAAGTATACAGGTTCACCATCAACTGTAGTATTAACTACACTAATTTCGGTTATAAAATTCTGAATCATTTTTAAACTCCACATCTAAAATTTAATTTATTAGACTATTATATCATGTTTAGCATAAAAATAAACATTTATTTTAATAAATAGTACTATAAGGAGATAAATATGAACACAGAACATTTGTATTCAAGATGGAGACCGGCAATTGCATGGTCATATATGGTTGTGTGTTTGTTTGATTTTATGGTTGGACCAATAATCTATAATACACTTCAGTATCTAGAAGTAGGTACAAACATTTCAATGTGGCAAAGCATAACACTTCAAGGTGGGGGTTTATATCACCTATCTATGGGAGCTATTGTGGGTGTTTCTGCCTTTGGTAGAACTAAAGAAAAACTAGCAAGTGCTGAAATTAAATAATTATCTATTCAGAATATAGCAGGTAACTTCAAAGCCAATTCTGATATCTTTATAAGTTGGTGTAGACCATTTCATGTTATTTTCCTAATTGTTTATTTTGTCCAAGGTTTATCATTACCTGCCCAGTCTTGGACTTCACAACTCCAAGACATTAATTTATTATAGATTGGGTATAACCAACTCCAATCTAAATAATGCATTGGGTAACTAATCCAATCACCAAGGTAATATAATATTTCACTTACAACTCTAGCAAATATTTTTTTCATTCTAATATTTTACTACTATTTTATTAAATAGATAGTTTATTAATGAATAAAGAGCAAATAAAATTACATAACAAATTGTAAATGCCATAAATATAGATAAACATATAGCAATTGATATTTTATACATTATAATACCTTTTATAAAACTTGCATAGCTATATCATAATGATGCTGTCTATCTGCAAGACCTACAGTTCCACCATTAATTCGTTTAGTTAATGTAACAAAATCACCAGAATCAGCATATTGATTTAACTTATTGGTATTCCAGAAGTAACATGCAGAAGCAATAGCTCCTTCTAGTGTTTCACAATAAGTAACTGCTTCATCAAGAGTTTTATTAATCTTTTTAGCAAACTCAGTATAGTTTTCTTTACCAGTTAATTGAATTGCTCCTCTACCTCTATATTTATATCCTTCACCCGAAGATTCAGAACCATTACCTAATCTATCTGCATAAACTTTATTAGCAATCTTTTCAGGATTACGATTATAAGGTTTTGCCATATCTAATGAAGTAAATCTTTTTGGCCAAACTTTACATAGACCTTCAGCAGAATAGTTCAAGTTTTCTTTCAATGCTGTAAACTGAGCAGATTCGTGTCCACATTGCGCCAAGAAAGCTGCAACTCTTTTCTTGGTATTAATTTCATATTCTGGCAGAACTTTATTGAGAACCTCAAGTAATGCTTCAGGTTGCTTATTGTTCGGGCAAATCTTTTTCAGTTGTTCAAGTTTTAACATTTATTTTCTCCTTTACATGGGTTATCTGCATCTTCATCTATTACTAATAATATACAATCTTCTTCTTCACTAATTATACTTATACCAAATCTATTATATCCACATTGTACATAAATCGGTTTTTCTGTATCACCGATTATTTGATTAAATTCTATCATTGTCATAGTTTTACCCTACCATATCACATAATGGTCTTAAAGGTATCATAGGAATTAGTTTATCATTAATAACACTAAATTCTAAATGTTTATCATAAATATCAAATGAAATTTTTTCAAATACCTTAACCCCTATAATAGGAACAGAATCTTTATTAAGCCTAGAGTATGTAATTTTGCCATCAACATATACTTTACCGGCTATCCAACCTTGAAGTCGTATATTTACAAATCTAACGGAATCTTCAAGTAACTTTTGATTGCTTAAATTAGTATTGTTCATTGTTAATTATTTTAAAATTATTTTAGAATCTGGAACTACAATTGGACTAAACATACGTTTATATTCGTTTACTAAAGCTTCGGCAGGTTCTGCTTCAATTGCAATAGAATGAAAATATACTTTGATATCACCCTTTGCAAATGGCATAACGGGGGCAATAGCAACTCGTACACCTGATTCTGTTTCTTGCAGGACAATATTTGCAGGATTTTTGATGTCATAAGAATTAGTACTGGTATATACTACTTCACCAATCATATCTTCCCCAATTTGGGACTTAAAAACTTTTATATCACTCATCATATTCTCGCTTTAGTAAAGGAACCTCCCATGGTGCGCTTCACGTCCCTTGTCATCCTAAGATGCTTCTATTATGGGCGTAGAGAGGCGTGGGAGGTGTTATTATTTATTCAGTCAATAACATTTCAACATCTTGTTTTCCATCACCAATAAGAATCTTTTTAGGCTTCTTAGATTCAGGAATAACATTGTGAAGATATATCGATAAAATACCATCAATGAATTCTGCATCTTTTACAATTACAGTTTCGGCTAATTTTATCGTTTTTCTGAATGGTTTTGCACTGATACCTTTATGTAGGTATTCAATCTCATTATCAAATTCACCTTTAGTACCAGTCATAATAAGAACGCAATCTTCAACAGTGATTTCCAGTTCTTCTTTGCAAAATCCTGCGACAGCTAATTCAACAACATATTCATTGTCATTGTATTTAATTATATTATGGGGAGGATACTTATTTGATAATTGATAGTCACTTGATACTCTTTCCATATCTTTAAGTAGTCTTTCAATGCCTACGAATTGATTTAAATGTGAGCCAAAAGCCATTTGTGCGGTTGTGTTCATATTGCGTCTCCATTTCTGCGAGATTAATTAATAATTCTATCCTTACGGCATAGAAGGTTGGGTGCTAGTTCTTTTGAGTCAACCTAGCAATGACTACCTACCTCGGGAGAAGGGGTGTTCTATTCAGAATCTGATACTGCTTCAGATTCTTGAAATTCTTTCAATTGTTGCTCGCCCTGTTGTTTAATACTAGCGATTAAACTATTGATTGGTTCAATTGGGTTACCCAATGATGACAATACCAAGTTCACATCGTTTACACTCATTTCAAGTTTAATTACCAAATCTTCAATTTTTTCAGCCATATTTTTCTCTCTAAAATTAACGTTTTTTACTTCCAATAGTATATTTTGATGTTAAAGTCCAGTTCTTTTTGTCTTTATAAGAGACAATCTTAATCTGCGACAATGACGCTTTATTTTCTGCTTGCGCAGGATTTACTATAGTTAAAAGTCCCCAGTCTCCCAGCAGACTAGCTATAGCATTTCTTCTCTCAATATCATTATTAGTGATATTTGATTCTTTACCATCCAAAGCAAACAACTCTTTGAAATGGACGATAAAATATTTGCCTTGCTTATGCAATATATGGCATGATTGATATAATGTATTGTCTTTTTTAGACGCAATACCAATTCTTGTCAAAGTTTCACAGACCTTCAAGAATGCATCAGGATCAGGTAAAGTCACCTCAAGCATACTAGCATAATTCCAGTCATAAAAAATATCCATTTTAATACCCGCCTTTATACAATTTCTTTTCAATAATAGCAAGTTGATCATTGGTTAGGATATCCAATACTTGTCTTGCCTTTTCATCGGAATATTTAAAGTATTCCTTAACTAATAAAAATGATTTAGAGTCTTTGTCTTTCTTTGCCCATTTACCAAATCTTTTCTTCTTAGTTATTGTATTTATCAAATATTGAAATTGCATATCAGAATCTAAATTATAATGTATGTTCATTTCATTACTCAATAATATAGTATCTAGAAAATATGATAATCCTCTGTTTACCATGAAAGCATTATAATCTTTAGATGCTTGAGGGTCTTTGAATAAATCTTCTTTAGTATAGTTTATAGCATTCAAAAAATCAAATGGTGTCATAACAAAATCTCCAATTGTATAAATAACATTATATAACAAAATCTATTTTATGTAAACATAAAAATGCCAATCACGATCCTGGCAGATCTATTGGCTCTAAACATTCTATCAACTTATTAGGAAACAAGTCATGTCCAGCAATCTTATTTATTATACATACGCATACATTCGTTCTAAAGATTCCAATGTAGCAAAAGCAGGTACACCTTACTATATCGGAAAGGGTAAAGGTAAAAGAGCCTATGATAATCATAAAGGAATTTCTGTTCCAAAAGATAAATCAAAAATCATTTTCCTAGAAACAAATTTAACTGAATTAGGTGCTTTAGCCTTAGAACGAAGAATGATTCGTTGGTTTGGCCGCAAAGATTTAGACACTGGTATTCTCCTCAATCGTACAGATGGTGGCGATGGTGCAACTAATATAATCCCTTGGAATAAAGGAAAAACCGGTGTACAACCAGGAAGAGTATATACCAATGCCCAAAAAAATGCAGTTACACTCAATAATCTAAATAGGCAACCCATATATAAATTTGTTAAAGATTCTGAAATATATATTGGTTTATTTAGAGATTTTATTGAATTTTATAAATTAAATAAAGGTAGTGCATCTACAACTTTTGCCCGAGGCGACTTATATAAAGGATGGCACCGATCAGAATGTTGCGACAATCCTCTATTTACCATAAATGAATTATAATCTTTAGATGCCTGCGGATCTACAAACAGATTTTCTTTAGTTTGTGTAATTGCAGTAATAAAATCAAATGGATTCATTATAAAATTCCTGTCTCATCTAAATTATCTGATGTAATTGCAAACCGTTTATTTGGAAATCTGTCTGATAATCTATCTTGTAAAGAGTCTATAGATTTACCATGTGAAAGATACCCATGATCTGATAGTTTATACATGAAAATAATATCATCATGTATTTCTAAATATGCCAAGATATCATTTGCAATTGGTTCATCATCTTCATCTATATATTCATCTTCGTCATATTCTATATATAGTTGTCCAGTTTGGAATTTATTTATAGTTCGACGGACTCCATACCAATATCCTATTCCTCCTGTCACCAATACTAATATTAAAGTTAGATAATCCATTTCCATACTAGTACCTATTTGAATTTACAAGAAGACATTATTTCGACCATTGCTGACATTGTATTTATCTCTTGGTCAGCAACAAATGCGCTCTTATATT